AGGTTCAGATGTTCCATCACTACCACCTTCTTCTTTTCCAGTTTTTTCAATGCTATCCAATCTTGTATTTATATCTTTAAATTGCTTTAAAATTTCTTTGTTCCTAGTTTCTTTTGAATGTGGATCGTATAGTTATCAAAATAGAATTCATGTATATCACCGTTCCAACTAAGCACTAAATATCAACTCCTTAAATCTCTCACTTGGTTCTGCACTCATATCTACATTTCCAGTAATACCATTTACGCTACCCTTGCTTGTATATTGATGTAAGTCATATGGATGTGTAGGTTTCAAACTATTAGCCAATGTTCCATCATTTTGTCCGTAACTTGGTATCCAGATTGCTCCAGGACGGGCTACATTCAGATTGAATTTATCGTATAAGTGATTAGCAATATACAGAACTATCTTATTATCTGGAACACCTAAAGTATTGAGTTGCGACATATAAGCCTCAACTCCCGCTCTCATCTGAGTAACATCTCCACTCATCTCAATACTTTCAACATCAATTGCATAAAAAATAGGCTGTTGCTTACCTGCGACAACCTTTTGTGTGCGATTATAGAAATCTCTTGCTTCTTGTTGAGCGTCTGATGTAGATGTAGCAGCAAAATATGCATACACCGCATACTTTCCACCAGCTGAAATACATTTTTGTAAATTCTCCATGTACTTTAAATCTTGATGAGCAGAACCATGCTGAACTCGGATAATACTCAAAGTAACATCATCAGCAATTACCTTATTCCAATCAATTACACCTTGCCACTCTGAGACATCAATAATCTTGCCAATGTGTTGTGGTTTAGGTATATCTGGAGTTGTTGGAGTATTGTTGTTGAGTTTATTGTCAATGTATTTCTTCAATGTTTCTTCTAATTCTCGCGTATTTCCACCATTTAATTTTGTAATAGTTTTAGTAACACTTGTACTGATTTCATTTATTTTTTGGAGAATATTAGTATTATTTCTAAGAATAGAATAAGGTAAATTATTTAATGTTAGTTGCGTTTGCTGCGTTGGATCAAATGGATACCATGTAAATCCAACTATCATTACCTCTGTAACTAATTTAACTGTCTTTACTTCTAATCTTCTAATTTCCCCTATATCAGGTTTAATATTACTCGATTCATTAGCTGTACCAGATATTAATGGTTCTAGTTGGAATTTACTTCTAACATATGCCTCCATTGCATTTTTATCATGGAATCTATCATCCGACATATCTGCTGCTGGATGTTCTCCCCATTTTGCAATAGAATCTTTATCTTCAACCATAAAATCATCAAAATACTTTTCTGTATGAGTTTCTTCTTCTGTTTCTGTGTGAGTAGTAGGACCTGTACCACCGCTTTTAATTAAATCTAACGGATTTAACCAAGTTCCATCATTAGTAAAAGATTTTCCAACCGCAACATTGAAGTCTTGACGTGTTACCCCAACATGTAAATGATCTGTATCACGATAACCTATTATATCACCTGTTTTTACAGTATCTCCCACATTAACTGTTATTTTACTAGCACTTGAAAACGCCTCTTGATAAACAACATTATATCCACCACCAGAAATAACAACATAATTACCTAATCCGCCCATATATGACTTAATTGCGACTTTCCCACCATGTACTGCATGAACTTCACTTCCTGGGTGATCTACTGAGCCAAAATCTAAACCGTCATGGAATCCATTAGGTCTAAATTCACCACCTGCATTAACACCGAATAATTGACTTCCCATAAATTTTCCTTCACCTACGTCTGGAAAAGGCCAACCCCAACTACTACCATCAGTAACTGTGATTTCTGTGGTGGTTGTAACTTCATGTTCAGTTCCTATTGCTCTAATCTTATTAATAATTCCAGTTGAATCAATATTTAACTGAACTTCACTTGTATCGTGCAGGTAGTCTAATCTTTTACCTTTATTTTGATAAAAATCTTTCTTGTTATAAATTCGTATATTTCTATTATCTGGATAAAAAATAGCATTTTCCCAAGTAGATAAAATCTTAGATATCATATCTTTACCGTTAGTATTTCCTAAATCCATTATTTGTTGATTATCAAAATTACCGATAACTTGATATGAAAAACCCTTGTTATTTTCATTGAGATAAAATGCTAATACATCATTAACTGTGTACGTCTTTTCGCCACTATTGACCTCATACTTCCACAAATTAGCTAATTCATTAGATACATGTGTCGCCGTTATTTGTATAGTTGATACTCCTGCAGCATAATCTACTACAAGTGTTTTAATAATATATTCTTGACCGTCAAAAAATATACTAGACTCTACTGCAATTATCTTAAACAAGTCTGAACCATCATCGTACACTGTAAAGGATAGTTGATAGGTATCATTTTCAGCCCACTGAATGTTAAAACTATTCCATAAGATATTATTCAAAATAAAAATCTTATCTTGATTTCTAGGTTTAAGTTTAACTATTCTTTCATTCAACTACTTCCACCACCTTTAGAATGTATAGATAAATGGAAATGAAAATGTTATATCTGCTACTTTATCAAGTGTTATTTCGTTCCAACCTTTTTCTAGTTTGATATATCCAAAATCAGTTTCCATTGAATCATAACTATTATTCTTATAAGTATTGATACCGTCCAAAACTACTGTATCATTGCTATTTAATGACCCTTTGAACGTCCAACTTGTTTCATTTGTCGTATTTTTAACCGTTAGTCCACCATTTGCAGATTTAATTGTTATCTTCAAATCGTGCTTTTGAAAATATGGATCTACTGCAATATCACTAGCGTTAAATATTCTAAAACTCGTTTGATTATTGAAATGATAGTTTAAATTTGGAACGTCAGCTAAATTCAATCCATATCCCCAACCATTAGATTGAGAAATTTGGTCTGACCTTAAATAGCTATATTTAACGCCACTAGGATTTTCAAACGCTACTGTGAATGTTGCCCAATGTGAACCGTCTTCATTAGGAGCTATCGTAAAAGGTGCTGTTCTAACATACCTTACTAGATGTTTATCAATATCAGTTCTAATTCTAAATAGCTCTTTTTGCATAAAAGCTTGCATTATATCATGTTTTGCTAACAAGTAATCTTGCCATGTTGAAAACCATAATAAAAATGTACAGCTTACCGTTGTAGGTTGGTAAGTTGTGTAATTCCACATTTCACCATCTTGCATAACGTTATTTTGATACACATTTGCTATTGATGGGTTTTCATCTAGTTTTAACAAGGTTAAATTAGAAGTAATATCTTTTAAACTAAATTCTGGATTATTTCCATACTTAATATAAAAATTATTTTCCATAATTTATGCCTCCTAATAACCTTGATAATCAGCTAATCTTTGATCTAATGCTTGTTGCTGATACTGTTTTATTTTATCAAATCCACTCTCACGAATAGCTTTAATTTGTTGATTGCTTAATCCTAATAATTGACTGAACATAGCTAATAGTGAATCAAACTTATCATTTAATTCTTTTAGATCTCTATTATCTGTTACATTTATGCGTTGTGGTTCTTGATTAGTAAATTCAGAGGTTAATTCATGCATAAGCTGCCATGCTCTAGGCCTTTTAGCTGGATCAGTTGGAATAATATACTCTGGCTTATTATTTTCAGCAACTTCGATTAATTGATTTGTATCAATTCTTCCACCATAAGCCATCATTCTATGACCTGAAGGCCCCCAACCTCTCTTTACTCCAATTGGGGGAAAATCGTTTCTCCAATTGCTATCATTTAAAACTGCCATAATTTGGTCTAAAGCAGAATGAATATTTGCATGTCCTGGAACCGCCCAACTTCTCCAAGTACCAAGTTTATATTGGAATAATCCAATTGGTAAACCTGTTCCGTCATGATCGTCATAACCACCATTTTGAGCAGGATCTACACTAGATTCAGTTGATGCTTGATAGTACAAATGCTCTATATCACGTTCACTAAGTTTTTGATGCATCAATCTAGCAGCGTGTTTAGCTATCTTGGCAAATTCAGATTTAGCCATTCTACCAGCAGGACTATTTCCATCGCCACCAGCTCCAAAATCTTCAAATAATTTCTTTACCCAGCCAACTGCTAGACTTGCTAATTTATTAGGAAAGTTAGTAATAATATCGCCAGCTAAGCCTTTAGCTGATAAATTACCAATATGTTTTTCAAAGACTTCTTTTAAAAATTCTGCTGGCTTTTTCAAAATATCTTCTGCTTCATCAACTAAATCAACAGCACTATTCCAAACACCTTTAAAGAATTTACCAATACCATTAGCATATGCTGGAATACCTAACATTGTAGTTAATTTATAAGTATCTTCACCATTTAATACACTTGATCCTTTAGGTAAAGGTACCACCATATTACGTTGTTTAGGAAAAATACCTACTTTTCCGTCAGGTAGTCTAAACATTTCTCTATAATGTTCCCCTACACCATCATTAACTAGTGCTAAGCCACCTTGATGGGTTCCATTTGAGCCTTGTACATTAGGTGTACCTTTAGCATAGGATACTGTTGGAATTGCCCAACTAGCATTTATTTGTGGAGCACCAACTTTATCAAGAACCCAGTTGATACCTTTCTTTAAACCACCTAACATATCATTAACTGGTTTAATCACACCATTTACCAAATCTACAGTTTTATGTTTAACACCTTTAACTGCTGAAGCCACAATATCTTTTAATGAACCAAATTTATCTTGAAATGTTTTTACCATATCGCCAAGTCTGCCGCCAGTTTTATCATTCAACCAATCATACATATCCTTGAAGATATCTTTAGTAAACTTACGGATATTTTTAGCAGTATCGTTAATATCACCACCTAATTTATCCCAACGCCCACTGGTAAAATCTTTCCAAGTATTAGTGTATGATTGAATAGCATCATAACCTGATTTAAACTGTTTAGGATTCTCTTTAGCCATTTTTTTAGCGACATTAAGCGTTGCATTATTAAGATTATTCCATGATTTTACAATCTTATCTTTACCATTATCAGCATTTTCTCTTAGAATATTCCAACCATCGCTAAACTTCTTCTTGGTGTCTTTCCACATATTATTGGCAGATTTAGCAACATCTTTATTAAATTTATCCCAACTCTTTTGAGTGTTCTTGATACCTTTGCCAGTTGCATCTTTAATTGAATTCCAACCTTTGCTGAAGAAACCTGTAATGTTCTTCCACACTTTAGATATCTCTTTAGGTAAGTTTTTAAAGAACTTGACTATATTATTAAATGCTTTTTTAGCATTCTTTACCAAACCATCAACAAACTTCTTGAATTTATCACTATGGGTATACAAATACGTTAAAGCTAATGTAATACCTGTAATTGCCAATCCCCAAGGCCCTAGCGCTCCGGCTACACTTGCAGCTGCTGCCACAAATTGCTTTATCCACCCTGTAACTTTTACCAAAATAACCATCGAGCCTATTACTTTAACAAAAGATTTAACTGTACTTTGGTGTTTAGCTAAATACGCAATAAACTTTGCCGATTGTACTGCAACTTGTGCAATATATTTACCAACTTGTTGAATTCCTTTTTGCGTTTCTTTATCATCTAAAGCTTTATTTAATTCATTTAGTCCAGTAGCTTGAACTTTCACTAATGGTTCAGCCAGTTTTGCTTGTGTACTCTTCCAGTTTTCTTGCATTTTCTTCAACGCTCCACCAGAAGTTTCGCCAAATGCCTTACTGTTTTTCTTATAATCTTCTGAAGCTTTTTCCAAGATGTCATTAAATTGGTCGCTTGTCATTTTTCCCGAATCAAGTAATGTATCAAATGCTTCTTTGCTTTTACCAGATGCCTTTTGTAGAGCTGTAGTTAACCCAGGAGCTTGTTTTTCTAATTTTTGTAAAGAACTCCTAGTAACTTTCCCTGAAGCTTCAATTTTACCTAACCCTGTAGCAAAATTATTTGCCTGGTCTTGAGATAACTTTAATTGTAAAGATAAGCTAGCAACACCTTTACTTAAAGTGTTTGTCTTTTCCACAGATCCAGTTATTCCATAAAGGTTAGTTTGCATTTTATTTACTGCTTCTGCGGTCAAGTTCGAATTTGTCTTTAAATCAGATAACGTATTTGTTAGCTGTTTTATATCATTAGCACTTGCACCTAAATTCTCCCAACGTTTCTTCATTGCTCCAGCAGTTTTTGATATTTGAATCCCTGTAGAGATAATACCTTTCATCTGGGAAGTCAAAAGCGTAAAGCCACTAGTAACCGCATTAGAAATAAGATTTACCCCAACTAATCCTTTAAAAGATAGGACAGATTCTTTTAATTTGCCCATTCTTCCGTTTAGTTCATTAGCTTTATTTTTCATCCTGGTAAATACACCTGGATTTAGTACTTTCATTTCTGCATTTAATTGCCCTATTGATGATTTAGCTTTTGCCATTGCTGTGGCAGTTTCATTTAGCCTAATTTGCTGTTTCATGTAAGCTTCACTTGTTATCCCTGATTTTTCAGCAATAGACTGTAGTTCTTTTTCTTGCAGTTGGTACTGTTTGCTTAAATTAGTTAGTGAGTTCTTAACCCCGCTTAGCTGTACTTTTTTAGCATCTAATGCTTTACCTTCTGCCTGCAGTCTTTCAGCATAACTTTTAGATAAAGCTTGTGTATTTCGATATCCTTTTTGTAAATCAGCTAAACCAGATGTGTAATATTCCATTGATGACTTAGCTTTTTCCTGTTGAGCTTCATAGCTTGTTAATTGTCTAGTGGCCGTTTGAATATCTTTTTCTAATTTTAGCCAAGTTTCAGCTTGAGATTTATTAGTTCTATCTAGCCCTTCTTGACGACTTTTTAACTCTTCTATTTTTTGCTTTTGTACTTCAATAACATTTCCAATGCCATCAAATTTAGCTTTTAAAGCTCCTAAACTATCTCCAACCGCTTTATGTGCTGCTTCGCTTGCTTTCCATCCGTTAGTTAATGCTGATATTCCAGATGTGAAACTCTTTAAACTGTTAGCCGCTTCAATTGTATCTAGAGTTATTTTAGTGGCCATTTCATTTTGTACTTTCACTGATAAATTAACCTCCTTTCCTCCAAAATAAAAAAGCCAGTTCAAAACTGACTTTTATAAATCCCCATTTTGCTCGCTGATTTCAGTCATCTTACTTCCAAAATCAACATTCTTATATTGCAAACTTAATCCAGCTACACTTTCTTTTAAAGTTTTTCCATGCCTGATGATTTCTTCGTAAGTAAAACCATCTCTAAATTCTAGTACCATTTTAGGATTATAGTAATATTTTTCTTCTTCTGAAATACTGCTAAGCCCTCTGGTATGATAAATTTTTCTGGATTGTTCATTAAGATAAATTCTTCCGTATTTTAAATCGCTATAATCGTACATTTTACAATTTTTCAAAAAGAAACTTACAATCAAAATTTTCTGTAATTTATCGTTGAAATAAACATTACCGCACCTAAAATGCTTGTGAAAAATAAAATATCGGATATCTTTTCGCGTTACATCAGTTTTCGTCAAATTAACCACCTCATGTATGCTAAGTAACCTAATTATAACACGAAATATTATTGTCCTCTAAAACGTCTCAACATTTCTCTTGGTGAAACTTCTCTGTCTTCTTTAGCTTTAGCATTTATTACTTCAACTAATAATTGAAAATCTTCTTTATCACTAACTGATACTGGTATACCGGATTCTAGTAGTAATGTTTTTTGTAAAAATAATAAATCGGCTTGTTCATCCTTATTTTTATAATATTCATCGGATAACAGCCTTAATCTTTTTTTGGATCTTTTTCTGATATTGCTTCTGGCTTTCCTTTAATTCCTTTAACTCTCATTACTACATAATTTAGGTATTCTCCTAATTTTTCCATCGTTAAAGTGCTTTCAGCAAGTTCTTTTTCTTTGCTAGATAACTTAAGGATATTTTGCAAAAAAACAAATGCATCATCAATGTAGCTTGCTTCTAAAGTATTAATTTCTAACATTTTTTCAGTTGTTTCTTTTTCTTCTAATTCATCAAAATTGATTGCCACTACTTTTTCTTGCTCAATACCTAATTTAAGCATTTTATTCATCATTTCATTAGCAAGCTTTACATTTTTGACACTTTGTTCAACAAAAATAGGTTTCTTTAATCCTAACGGCTTAGTATTAATTCTAATTGACATTTCTTTGTTCCCTTCTTTATTCGCCTCATATTAATCGTCTCTGTTGATTTTATTGTGCAGTTACTGAAGTAGGGCTAGCGCTTGTTTGTGTAACTGTAGTTGTTTTAAACTTCTTAGGAATGCGTAAACTTTGTACATCAGAAAATCCGCCAAATACTTCTTTATACATTAGATTTAGGTCAAATCCGGGTTCATCGTCTGCCCAAACTTTATAAGGTTGTTGAACTCCTTTATCATCCATGAAAATATCTGCTTTTAATGGTTCTAATGCTTGGAAAGTTAATGTTGCATCAGCTCTAGTTAAGTTATTATTATCTGTTCCGTGGTTACGTCCAGTTTCAGTAACTTCACCATGAGAAAAGCCTTCATAAATTAAAGTCCCATCAACATCTTCAGAACATAACAGTAAAGCTACGTTAGGTTTGTCTCCAGAAGATAAAACGTATCCGCCTTTACCATCAGAAACATAACCTTTAATCTTGCTCAAAACATCATTATTCATATTCAATACTGTCAAAGCTACTTGTGGTTGTTGTTTTCCGTGTTGAATTAATTTAACTTGATTATTTGCATATACTGGGGTTCCTGCTTGTTCTAATCCAGTAATATTAGCTGTAATCGTACCTTCGCCTTTTCCGTCGATGATGTAGATACCATTATCGCTAAGTCCAGATTGTCCCTTTAATAAAGCGCCACTATCGTCAATAGTTGCTAGCCCAATATAACGTACACCATGTGTACTTGATTTAGCCATATTAAATACCTTCTTCCATTTCTAAATTTTTTGAAAAATAAAAAACCTTAGTCCATTGTTTAGTGTCTGGGTCTTTAATCCTATTTCTTGATGTGTCAATTTTCCAACGATTATCATTGAATAATCTAGCTACTTGTATTTCACAATTTTGAAAATCTTCTCCATCAAGTTTATAGAATATCTGTACTTCAACACCTACAAGCCAATACTTTATTTCCATATTGGCATACTGACTAGGTTCATTTAAATACTCAGTAATCAATACTGTATTTTTATTTGTATTTACTTCTACATTACTTGGAATAGAACCAGAATATAATTCATCTATCCAAGTAATATCCTTCATTAATTTTTTTGCTATCGTGGTTGGTGTTTCCATTACTTACCACCTCGCATTATTTTGTCATATTCAGCCTTATTAGCTAGTAAAACTTCTTTTTTAGATTCATTGACAGCATTATCTACAAAATGAGTTGCTGGCATTTTAACTGTTCCGTCATTTAAGAATCTAGCAATATAAGCCTTTTTACCAAAACCAACTGTTGAGCTACCGTCTTCTTGACCGTCAACATTAGTATCTTGTGACATAACATATTCTTTTAAGTGTTTTTCTTTCTTGTGATTCAACTTAGAAACTGGTGTGTTTTGACGTATTTTTTCTTCTATTACTTTAGCTCCAGCTTGAGTAATTTTCTTTTTTTGCTCCATATTAGGAACAAGTTTATTCAAGCTTTTACTGAAGTCTTGTAATAGATTTTCGAAAGGTATATCTGCATTATTAGACATGCTTACCAGCTCCTTTCCTTTTCCTAATAACAATGTAATCATAAGCCATATAGTTATTAGTTTCATCTGGAGAAAAAGACACAACCTCGTAAATATCATTTTTATATTTAGCTAATATTGCTTTACTAACATTGCTATTGTGCCTAATTGCTACAGTTAGCGTATCCTCAAGTCCTAAACCAGTTAGTTGGAACTGCTGAGACATGGTCCGCCTTTGAGGTGCACACCAACAAGAAAATAATGTTACTGGCTTTTCAACTGTATCTCCAGTTAAATCATTAACTACAAAACTAACAGTTTGGAACTCGATACGCTGATTAAATGAAGAATGTAATAACTTCTTAGGCATTGCTATCACCTTCTTCGTATAACGCTAATTTCCCACGTAATTGTGAGATTATTGCATTTAAAGTGAGATCAATAGGATAAGTCATTACATCTTGTAAAACTACTCTGTAATCATAATAAGCACCAGCTAAAGCTAGAATTGCTATTTTTTGAACTGCAATAACATCTTCTTGCTTCCAAAATTCATCATCGCCACCTACTGCAGTTTTAATATAAACTTCAGCGGCATTAATATATGAATTTAGTAATCTATCGTCATCATCGCCATCGATTCTAAGAGATAACTTCAGATCATCAAGTAATATTTCCTTATCCATCTAAATCACCTCTAAGCGTTGTTGGTTGCTGCTAACTTAGCTTCTTGATCTTTAATAGTCTTGAATGAACCAGCTACCCAAGCTTCACTATCAGTTGCTACTACGTCAAAACGGTCAATTACACGTACTTTTGTTAAGTCTCGTTTAAATGCTCCATCACCAATATTAGTAGATAGTAAAGACATATTTTCACGGTCAAACAAAGTTACTGCTTGTTTTAAATCTCCGTAATACAATGGATGACTTCCTGCATTATCTGGTAACCAACGATCAGCGATTTCAATTACTCTCTTACCTTTAATCATGTATACATCTGGTTGTGTAGGGTCATGTTGCAATAAGTAGCGTCCCATTGCGTCTTTAACTTTAGATAAAGTATTCAAGCCGGATGTATTAGTCATCAAGAATGATGTTGTTTTAATTGCAGGATCAACTCCTGTATTAACTAAATCAATAACTCCATCAAAATCTGTGATGGTTGGTTTCTTAGGAACTGCACTCATTACATCAATAATTGCCTTATTGCGTGTAACTACTACTTTTTTAGCAATCCATGCAGATAACCAAGCTAAAATATTTTCTGCTGTATCTTTCAATAAAGTATTTGTAACAGTAGTAATACCTGCATAACGCTTAATAGCGAACTTGATTAATGTTAATTTTGGATCATCATTATCTCCAATCTCTGCAGTTTCGTCATCCAAATTAGCTAATGGTGTAACGTCAGTCCATTTTTCGTATACACGAGAACCTGTTGGCATAGAAACCGCTTCACGATTTACGTATTGTTCTAAAGAATTGAATTGACGTACTAATTGATGAATAGCAGTTTGAACATCAGACGGGATTGTTAATCCTGCCTTATCTCCGTTATCATCAACAGAAGAAGTAACCATATCCACAATTTTAGAGTTTCCATTCATCATACCAACAAAATTTTCTACAAATTTATCTTTTAGATTCTTTTCGCTATCGCTTAAAGGCTTTTTATCCTTATCTGGCATGTTATAAACTTCTTCAGCTCGTGCAGTATCTAATTGTTCTTTTAGATTATCACGACGTGCAACTTCTTTATCACGTTGAGCTTTTAAATTAGCAAATTTTTCTTCATCATAATTATCATCAATTAAAGCAGCATTAATTTGCATGTTTAAATCTGCTACTTTTTGCCCAGATTCAATCCAAGCATTATTAAGTTCATTAATATTCATTATTTTTCCTTCTTTCCATTAAAATAGCCAGTTTCTTATCCTTTAAACTTGGATTTTCAAACTGGCTTGTTGTTTTATTTTGTTGTTTATCTGCTTTTAAAATTAAATTCATTAACTTATTAATAGCTGATTTACTAGGTATATCTTCCATAGAATTCATAACTGGTTCGTCTTCTTCATTAACGAACATAATTTCATCGGCAAAACCTTTATCTACTGCATCTTGAGCAGTCAACCATGTTTCGTTTGACATCATTTGTAAAAGGTCAGACTGTTTCATACCTGTTTTTAACTCATAAGCACTAGCAATCGATTTATCAATGTTATTTAAAACGCCTGCTTCATGATTTAAATCATCAGCGTTACCATCCATATTTGTCCATGCTTTATGTATCATGATTTGAGCTGTTGGTGCAATTGATACTGTATCTCCAGCCATTGCAATTACTGATGCAGCAGATGCAGCTAACCCTGTAACATTAACTTTTACATTAGATGCATTATTCTTAAGCATACTGTAAATTTCAGAAGCAACAAATACATCTCCACCATTTGAAGCAATATCAACAACAATATCATCGCCTTCAGCAACTTCTTCATTTAAAATCGCTGATACTTTTTTAGGACTTGTACAAGTCATGCCAAAATAGTCATAAAACATAGCAGTATCATCATCAACTATCGCTCCTCTAATCGGTATCTTTACCATTAGCATCACCTCCTTTCGGTGGGTTCAATAATGCTGATTGTGGTTCTGGTAAATCATCAGGCAAGTATCCAGTTTCTTGTAATAGGTATCTAGCTTGATTATGTGCTAGCATTCCATCTTTAGTTAATCCTGATAACACTTGAGCGTAACTATCTTGTAGTGGATCAATTGCCGGTCTGATATTATAGTGAATTGTCGTACTTAATTTATTGTTAAGCTCTGATACGATTGATTCCATATACCTAGATAAAGCATTAGCATACATTCCTTTTATTTGGTCTAAAGATGATTGCTGGTCTCCTTGACCGTTTAAATAAGAATTAGGAATGCCATATACTTTAGCAATTTGATTACCAGTCCAGTCAGCTTGTGCTAGTAATTTAGCGATATCCGACTTTATTTCTAAAGGCGAATATTCTTCTAAATCGTCAATTACAACTGGCCCATTATTTGCAACCTGAGTCTGTCGCATAAATTCTTTAGCCCGCATTGCTTTTATTTTCCAATTTACTTTACCTTCTTTTGTAATTTTTAAAATACCAGGTGCCATAATTGATTGGCTTAATGCAGCTCTAGTTAATTTATTAGAGTCATTTTTGATATTAAGCTCATTAGATAAAGCAGATAAAGGACTAATACCAGTCATACCACCGTTTTTTGAAAGTAGTCTAAAATGTAAAACGTCATTTTGTGGAACGTTCATTTTTACTCCGATCTTAGGTTCGTCAAAGGTAATATTGTAAATTAACCCCGAACCGTCATCTAGTAGATATGCACTAACCTGTGATGGTCTCAAATATTCCCAATGATTATCTATACCATTAATGTTTCGCCAACGATATATAAAAGCTTCTCCGCCCAACAATAACTGAGCAAATACTGCTTGCCAAAAAGCATGTTTATTTGACGTCAAAGTTGGATTATCAATTATTCCTTGATACCTGGTCTTACTACTGATAATTCGTGAAGATGCTAAGTCTCCAGATAATTGAAAAATTGCTGAATATATATCTGAATTCTTTAAGGCTTCTTTAGCACTAATATAAGTATCACTATCTTTACCAGTCAGGACATTAAAAACTTCTTCATCACCAAAACCAAATGGAACACTCATTGTTGACGTTTTTAAAGCATTATTAATATTGAATATTGGCATTAACTATCACCTCGCTTTCGTTCAGAGATGACTTCAAATAGCCAACCTAAGACAAATAATATTAAGGATATTACAAACCAACCTAGTGTAGCGTTAATTCTAAAGGCTGTATAATCTAACACAATCATTGCTGAAATAAACAATAAAACGTCTGAAAGTTGCCATAAATAGCCTATAATTCGTCTAAAAATCATCAAAATCACCTCCTAATAATCCAGATTCATCGCTCATATACCAATCTTCAACTTGCTTGGTTGTCATTAATTCAACTTGTCTTGACTTATCATTAGCTATTCCAAAATCTTCAAAATGGTACATTGCCTGATACATCGCATCAATAATTGCATCTACCACGTCAATCTTAAGGGTTGCTTTAGCTTTATCTACTTGAATACCGATTTTATCTTCATAAATCTGTGCATTCATTAATGCTTTTTCCATAATTTTATCGTCAGGACGTGTAATTGTTCCTTCAATAAAGCATTTCTGCAAAAATTTTGTAGGATCTTTTAACTCTGATGTCCGTTGCCTGATACCTTGCAATGGATAATCAGTATTTAACTCAAGTTGCTTTATTGTAGTAGTTGCTCCCCAATCATCATAGCCAAAGAAGATAACATTAAGATCATTATCATGTATGTAGTTTAATAACCAATGATAAACCTGTTCTTCATTAATCAAACCTTGTGGATGACTAGTAATAGTACAATAACCTTGCTTAGCTAATTCACGATAATTTATACCATCTTGTTTTTCTTTAGCCTCAATTGAACCAGCGTGTTGCCAAGGAATAAATGAATGTTGCTCAACTCTCCATTTAGGCACACCATGATTGGCTGAATAAGGATATACAAATGCTATTGCAGTATTGTCAGAAAACATCGAATAGTCATAGCCAATATATACCGTCCTACCTTCAATATTGAAATTAGGCTGGATAGCTCGTTCTATATCACTTAACTTCAAAAAACTATTGGTTACTTCTGCTAACCATAAATTTAAATTCTTATTTTGAAAGTCTGCTACATTACCAGATAACATATCTGCATCACGTTTATCTTGCAATCCTTCCATTAAAACTTGTTTTTGACTATCTAGATACAATAGAGGATTAGATTTATACCACGTTTCTGGCTTAAAAGTTTCATCTAAGCTATCTTGAGCCCAAATTAATCCTAAAAAGTTATCTGCATCGCGCTTATAGTCTTGTTCCATCGCTTGTTGTATCATTTTTTGATCTTCATGGAATGGAACGCTAGGATCTGGATAAGATGTTGATATCTGAATAAATTGATGATTAGGCACTTTAACTTGGCCTGAAATAATCTTACTAATCTTTTCTCTGCTTTTTACTTCTCCAATTTCGTCAAAAATAGCTGTTGTAAAGTGAAAACTATCATATTGTCCTGATTCATGAGAGATAGCACGTAAAACGTTATTCTTTTCTTTCATAATCATCTGATCGTTTTGAGCTTTAAAGCCAACAGTAGCAGCATAATCTTTAAACATATCTGTTTTAACGATGTGCTTCATCATTGTTTTAATATAACCAAATATCTTATTAGTCTGTTTAAAGTTAATTGATGACACTAAATAATCTTGATTAGACAATCCAAGGCTTTCTATAAAGTAGGAGTAGCACATCAGAATTGCCATTAGGTAAGTCTTACCTTGCCCACGAGCGACAGAAACCATCGCACGACTAAATCTCTTTCGCCCTTCTAAATTTCTCCAACCAAATAGCATACAGAAAATAAACTTCTGCCAATCCATTAATTCAGTTGGAGAACCTGTATCTACATTCGGACACATTGAGGCAAACAACAATAGTTTTTTAGCTTGTTTGACTGAATAACGATAAGGAAAATCCTTTGTATTCTGTCTTTGCAAATCTCTTAGGTGTCTAAAGCAAGCTAGCTTTATTAGATATCCAGTTTTGATTTCTTCATCAAGTACTTTAAAAGCATATCTAGTACCTTCATCTTGATATTTCTTTCTAATATCTGAAAAATCAATACTATGATATGTTCCTAAAACATCATGAGTCTGAGTCAAATCTACTTCCACTAACTTTCACCTCCAAAAATCTTTGCTAATTTTTCAGTTGAATCTTCTTTTTCTTTGCTATCAACCAATTGCATCAATTCAGCTCGTGCTTTAGGGGATAAGCCAAGTTGACTACCAATACTAGTTATCTGTATACTAGCGTCTTTCATCGTTGCAACAGCTGGGTTCTTACGATAACCAACAAAATCTTTACCTACTATCGAACCACTAGCATCTTGAAGCGATTTAAATATCTTAGTTTGAATGCCGTTCTCTAAGACATCATCATAAGCTTGACGATAAATCTCATATTGCGAGCAGTACAATTCTACTAATGCAGTATCTATTCTTTTAACTCGCTCTGTACTTTCTAAAAAGGGCACGATTTTGCGCCAACATACCTTTGCTACCGTTCCTAAGTGCTTTGGCGGCGTACCGCTTAAACGCCCATCATTTTGCTGATAAAAGACTTTTTTAACCACTGGCTTACCTCCTTTCAATTGTGGTACCCCCCCTAGGTAAAAATTTCAGAAATTGCACTTTTTTATAAGATGACTCCTATGTGTGCGCTCTTCCTTGGCTCCTACTAGGGCGGGGGATAAATTTAAATTTTCTTTTAATATAATTCATCCGATTTGTTTAAAATGCATCTACGGCTATTTTAGGGACGTTTTAGTAAGTCTATTCATTTTTAAAACAATCTCACTAATATTTGTAATTTTAGGTACTTGTTTCAACTGGTTATCCTTACCTGTGCCATAGTACCAACGTTCCCAATCTGTCTTGAGTCTATGACACTTTGAACAAATTGTAGCAAGGTTACCAGTATCAGCTCTCAAGTCTGTGTCATATTCAATTGGTACAATATGATCTACTGTCTTAGCACTAGTAATCTTATTAATTACTTTGCAATACTGACACAAATAATAATCTCTATTCAATACCAACTGTCTTAAGTTTACCCACTGCTTACTACGATAGAAGTTATATTGTTCAGACTTATTACTATTCCTATTACGTGTAACTGTATTGTAGTGATGCTGATATGCCTTACTTCTTGACCTTGCCCACTTCTGTCTATTAGCTATATACTCTGCTTCATAACTATAATGTCGTTGACAATAATGGTCTGGTAACTCTACCATCGCATGACAATCTTTATACCTACATCGTCTAACTCTTGGCACATCACCCACCACCTTTAATAACATATCTATTCATCTAACTTAAATGTTCTATTATGTACATGACTATAAGCATCAAAGTAAAGTTCGTTCTTATCTCCATTGTATGTAACTTCATAATACATACCATTGCTAACTGTAGTTGATAGCAAAGCTTTGTTATTCTGCAATGTTCTGTTTAACCACACAACATATACATCGCCTGTACTGATATGTACTGGTCGATCGATACTGTTTAAATTCATAAACGTGTTAGTGTAATCAACTACTTTCTTCTTACACAATTCTATAAACTTATCATTATCCATTAGATACACCACCTTTTAATTTAATCTTGCTAACATCTCTACTGTACTTACGCTTACGTTTGACTGGATGTTTCTTGTAGTGATTTTCTAACTCACGTAACATCCTTAGTTCTTCATAAATTTGTACCTTTCCAAAATCTATACTATCTTTCATAAGCTTTTCTCCAAAATAAAAAGCCAGTCTATTAGACTGACTTAATAATTATGACAATTAAAATACGCATTGTAAGTTTTAACTCTCGTGGTCTATAAAGCGACTAACCTAACTTACCTTTGCTACAATACCATAATAATTCACTAAAGCACCGTTGCAATTCCGCTAACTTTCCGTTTGATTTCCGTTTTTCTTGATATATACATGTAAATTAGGACAATCTGGTTGTACCTCTAATCTGTCTGCAAATTCATTTAATGCATTAATTTTTAATTCTGCATATCGAGTTTTTTCATAATTCAATTTTTGCATTATCTGCCAATCATACATATCATCTAGATATTTAGCAATTAGTATTTGTTTATGAATTAAGCGACAGTTGTTTAAAGCTTTACTAACTCCAATTAGAATGCTCTTTGCTATATATGATTTAGATTCAAAATGATTTACTAAAATTTCTTCACTACCATTTTTAAAACTAGGTGATTTAGGCATATCATCAATCACTGGCGAACGTAAAAATGACGGTACTTCGTTTGCCATTCGTAATAATTTATCTAAATCTTTGTTAAAAAAATTCCTAACATTTCTAGCCGTTTGGACTTCGTCGACTGGCTCAAAAAGTTCCATATAGTCCATTTCTACACTCTCCCTGTGGTATAATTATTTTAGTTTATGTATTATGCACGTTTCCAAGGGAGCGTGCTTTTTTATTAGTTATAACTTCTAACCATATTAACCAATTGCTGTTCTTTATCTTTCCATTGACGCTTGGTTTTTCGATAATCAAAATGTCCTGGATATTTATGATTTGGATTTGTTTCTTCTAGTCCTAACTCATGCTTTCTAACTATCCAAGTTAAATTTGTATTCACATCTAAAATTGACGCTGTATTCTCATAAACCCTAATAATCTCTACTTCTTTATGATTATTTCCAAAAATATCCTTAACATTAAAATATACTTTTCCCATAGTATTTCTCCTAAAAATTATCATCATGAATATTTGCTATCACAGACACTTTTACCTGTGTTTCTGCTGCATCATGATTTTTAGCTCTGACAATCATGTTTTTAACGACACTATCAACAATGTATTCAACTAAATATAATTTCATCTAATTAATCCTTTCTCATATTTATAGCTAGCCAAAGCCTTGCCACGCCCTCAAAACGTGTGACCATCTCAAATCATGTGGATGCAAGGCAGCGTTACAGGTTTACGAAGAACATGTTACGGAGTAATTTCTCCCTTCAAATTATTTGTGCCTGTAACTATTGTGTATTTAAAAGAAAGTCTGGTTTCGGTAGTAAATTTGCTTAGTCACTACGATAATAAGCAATTATAAAAGGGAGGTGATTCACTCCTTTCAAATTAAATTTTGTTTGTAGCTTTCTCGCATATTTACCACCTATGACTTAGCATCCTGCGACAGATACTAAGCCTGATTCGATTCTTAAAATCGTGGCAAATCAATCTAATTCGATTCTGCTTATATGCTTCATAACAATACTTAAAATCTCCACAATTTCTCTAAACTCTTTAGTTTTAAGAAAATGTTTATCTCTAATTTCCCAGTCATCGTTATAGTATTTTTCTAGTACTATAATCTTTCCTTTATAACAAATCTTTAGTTCCCTTAAAATTTTTTCGTTGAATTTATCATCAGTATCGTCACAATCTTTACGATCAATAGCATCAATTCTCAAATCTCGACCATAAACATTTGGATATTTCTTGTCTAGTTCCTTAAGCATATTTAAAAAGTTTTCATTCATCCCATATACCCCATTTCAGACTATTCTTACACTGCGAAATTTAATCATTTTCAACTAACTCAATTGCATCTTCAACACTTCTGCATACTCCATATAACACAGGTTTGTCTTCAATAAATTTCTGGAACCTAATCTGATCTTCTCTAAGTTTTCCAGTTTCATTTTTCACTTCTATTAGAATCATCTTCCCATCACTGTGTCTAAACCCTGTGATATCTGGCCAGCCTTTTGGAGCTAATTTAATTACTGTCCCAAATTTTGTTTGTACAGTTCCAGCGTTGCTTCTAAACACTGTGCATCCATGTCTAGCCACAGCGACCATGATGTCATTTTGAATTTTTTGTTCTAAAGTCAATCGTAAAATCCTTTCTCAAGGTTTACACTAAGTTTACACATAGGTTTACATTACAAGCATTGATGTATCAACGTTTATAAGCAAGTTTACAGGTTTACACTAAATTTAAACTTTTTACAATTCCACCGTTATTTTTCTCTCTGTTTCTTCTTTTATATAGAATATATATACTTTATATATAAATTAGTGTAGTAGTGTAAACTTATATACATAAAGCCCTATATATCAACGTTTTAAGGTTTACACTAAGTAGATTTTTAGTGTAAACCTAGTGACAACTAGTCTAAACCTTTTTGTATCCTCTCTTAGATATTCCATTTATTTTCTTATGAGCCGGCTCCCATTCCTTATGATTATCCATAATGTATTTAATCTTTTTGGCCAACTTTCTATTTTTAATCAGATTCTCTTCTCCAAGTTCTTTAGCAATCTGAGATGAAGTTATGAAAGTTCCTGGCCACCCTGCTAGTACTTCTTCTATTTGAGTTTCAGCTTCATCAATGTACATGAACGATTTTCTATTTTCTTCAAGCAGTTCATTTTCTTCATCTGATAACATAAAATTAAAACCTTCCTTGTAGTAGTGGACGCATTCGCCCCAGAATTGCTTGATGATCTCTGGTGTTAAATCTGTGATAGGACTTTTAATCTGTCTACGTTTGTTGGCCATGCTTGGCATGAATCTACGTTCACCAGTTTTATCTTTTAAATATGTTGATTCATTTGTTGTTCTCGCAATGACAAAATTCTTAGGTCTTCTAACTGCACTTCTGCCATAAGGTGGTCTGTATTCCAATTCCTCAGATGAAATGAATTTCTTTAAAGTTTCAAAATCTGAATTGTTAGTAGCTGTCATTTCATCATCATTGACAATTAATGCTCTTTGCATGTTCATATAACTATCTTTATCTTTAAAGTCTGTGAACTGGTCTGTATACCAACCATTTGAAATCTTCTTTAAAAACGTGGTCTTACCTACACCTTGACCACCAACTAGATCCAATACATAATCAAACTTAGAGTTAGGATTAAAAACTTTGGCTACTGCTCCAACAAAAAATATTTTGGTTTGTAGTGTTGTTACTTCACTGATTTCGACTCCTAAAAATTTTGGTAGCAATAACGCTACACGTTGTTCTCCATCCCATTCTTTTTCAGCTTCTTCGAGGTACTTTTTGACAGGGTTGTATGAGTTACTTTGAGCGTCGTTACTAACTGCCATATGCAGTAGTCTTTCAGTAAACAAAACTCCATACTTATCTTCAATGTATCTAAGAATGCTTGAAATATAGTTATCCTCAACATATCCACATTTTATGTGTAATTGTGGAATACTTTTTATAACTTCATCAGCAAACGAAAATTCATTATATGCAAATGTTCCTTTGAGAACATCATCTTGCTCTAAAATCAAGCCTATATTGCGTAAAGAATTAGCTTTGATAGTGCCGTTTTGAGTCATTGTGAATGGAATTGGCATCTTTACAACGTTTGTTGATTCTTTCTTTTCAGCATTTTTAATTGCATCATCAACACTCATTTTTATCCTCCTCCATTCTGCATTTCTCTATTTAGGATTGATTCAAACGTCCTATCTAGTTCCTTTTGTGGCAAAGGATCATTTGAATTCTCGTTTGCTATATTCACTAGCTTATAAGCTAAACGTGGTTTAACTGATCTAAAAAATAATGCTCCACATAAAGCAGCTAAAGCTTTATTCCTCTGGCCTTGATCACCTAGACCACTTGCTATTGTTTCTAATACATCTGTAGTTGAATTACGCTCTCTAGTTAGATTTAAATCTTCACTAACTCTATTAGGATGACCTTTAGTAGCTCTCAACTGATTGATTGTTCTAATCAAATCTAGCGGAGCTTTGACAATTGGATTCTTATTTTCCCACGAGTAACCATCACTAGGTGCAACTACCACATAATTATTAGGATGTGCTTTGATATCAATTCCAGGTTGCCAGCCTATCATTTGATGTAGTGTCATTTCATCTCTTTTAAGATAAAATAACTGCTTACCACCATGTTTAGTGGTTTGAGATAGTGTTTCTGGAAACCAGTCTTTAGGTAATTGGTCAAACGAATTAAAGCCATCTGCTCCATTCTCGTGTCTATCAATATCCACTACAAAGAATTTATCAGTTTTTAAAGCTATACTTGCAGTTGGATATTTTTTCCACAATTCCTTGATTTCATCCGCTGTTAAAGCTGGTCTATCAGCAAATTTAATCAATGGCTTTTTGTTTAAAAGTGGCAGCACGCTCATACCTTTAGCTTGGTATGCCAGTGCTACGTTTACTAAATTCTTCATAGCTTATCCTTTCTAACGGGCATCTCACCCGTTCGGTAGTCTAGAGTTACTGCTCTAGTTAATCTTTAGAATGGAACGTCGTCATCATCAATCGCGATTTCATCTGGTTCTTCTGCTTCATCAAAATCATAATTACGATATGGATATTGTGGGTTTTTCTTGTTTTCACTGACTGTTAAATGCATTAAAACAGTTCTACCTTCAGCTAAAGCCAATGCATTAGCCAAAGTTTCAATATCTTCCCAATCTTCATCTTGAAGTTCGATTCCTGAATTAGATGCTAACTTAGCAATCAATTTGATGTTACGTCCAAGCATTGGATTAGGATTACCTTTAGCAGTAGTTTCATCTAAACTCAAATTAACAAATTCTTTTTGGCCAGCATGTTCGCCATCTAAGACTTGAACTCTGATTAACAATTGTTCAGAACCCCATGGAGTATCTTGGTTCTTGATATTATCAATCATTACGACATAATCTCCTGAAGGTAGTCCTTCAAAACCATTTACATTACCTTTCTTTGTGTCAAATCCTTCTAAAGCCTTTGCTGCTGCGTCTCTTAATCCCATTATTCTTTACCTTCCTTTACTTCTTTTTCTGTTTCAATTTTGTCTACAATTTTCTTTTGTTCTTTAATTGGAGTCTTAACAGGTTTGTCAAATACTCCTACAACGTTATCCAGGATCCTTAAAATATCCTTGTCATCAATTTCTTCACGTACGTAATGTGTACGTCTATCAGTAACTCGTCTGATGTAGTTTTTTCCTCTGCGTTTAGTTTGGATAACTAAATCACAGTTACCATTAACAATGTTGTAGTACTTAGTTTTAAGACTAGGTACTTCAACATCACTATCTCCTTCTTTTGCAACTCTTGAGATATAAACAACGTTCATAGGTAGTGATTTAAGCTCTACTACAAAACTTTGTAATACGCTGTTAAACGCTGAGTAACCTTTACCATATGGAATGTCAGCTAAACTTTGGACGTCATTCTCATAACAAATAGCTTGTTCAATCATGACTGTTAAATCATCAATAACATCAATTACGATTGTTTTATAACCAGGATTCCTAGTTTTAAGCTCTAAGATAATCTCGTCTAATTGATCAATTACAGAACGTTTAAGTTTCCCTTGTGCATCTCTAATGTTTGATAATTGAATATCTTGAGCTGGAATCATTTCCGAATTACCGTCAGTGTTTAAAAATAGTGGTACTGGAAATCTCTCAGCTAGATAAGATTTACCTGACATGGTATCTCCGAAAATGAAGAAATTTCTAGGAATTCTTCTAACCTTTTTCTGTCTATTAAGTGGTGGTAAAATCGACACTTTAATCATTCCTTTCATTTGATAAAGCCACGTTGCTTAGCATAGAAGTAAGCCCACCCTGGTTTATAGCCCTTCAAATCTGCGTAAGCTTTAACTTCAGCGTAATTCTTTAATTCTGAAGGTGTTTTATCAGCTACGTTATTAGCGACTTTATCATTTATGATCTTTTTAAATATTTCTTTCCTACGTGCTACAACTTTTTTCAATTCTGCTTTATCAACTACTTCAATTTCTCTTTCTTCAACTAAGTCAGTCCCACAGAACGGACACGTATTACCGTTCCTGTAGAATGCTGCAAAACAACTAGGACATGTTGATACTGGTTGAATCTTAGGTCTATTACTTTCTTTCTGTTTCTTAGTTCCTTCCAAGCTCCAATATCTATCTTGAGTAGGTAAACCAAATCTTTGAACATTTCCAACCTGGTCAATGATAATAGCTGTTTTACCTTCTCTAGGATTCATTGATCGCATTGCGAACTGCAGATACAAAGACAGTGATTTAGTCGGTCTCAGCATGATTACACAGTCAACGTTTGGTAAATCTAGTCCTTCAGTAAAGAGTTCAGCATTCGTAACTATCCTTACCTTTCCGGCTCGATAGTCTTTAATGATCTTATCCCTTTCTGCTTTAGGAGTAGTACCAGATACTGCTTTGGCCAAGATTCCTTGCTGACAGAACTGTTTAGCTAATCTCTCAGCTGATTCAACATTATAGGTGTATGCAATTGCCTGCTTACCTTTGGCCAATTTAAGATACTGGTCAACTGTTCTACCGTAAATCTTAGGCTTAAAAGCGTCTTTTATAGATTGTTCATCATAATCACCAGTACGCTTAGTCTTTAATTTTGAAGTATCTAAGGCAACTGGTGCATAGTAATCAACTGGAGCTAGAAATTGATTATCAATTAACCATGAGATAGGTTTACCAATAATTAAGTCATCTGCTACATCTTCAAACCCTTCTCCATTTAGCCTTACTGGTGTAGCCGTGAATAATAATTTTAAAGCGTCTGGGAACGTTTCAAGTATTCTACGATAACTTCTAGCTAAAACATGATGAGCCTCGTCTACGAAAATAATAGTAGGCTTAGAAAGAGTATCTACACGTCTAGTAAATGTTTGAACCATACCTATTTGAGTTAAAGACATATCAACTTCATTAGCTTTGAAAGTTTTGATAACTTGGTCCACAATCTCTTTTCTATGAACCACGAACATCACTCGATTACCTTTTTTAGTAGCACGTCTGGCAATCTCGGACATAATCACAGTCTTACCTGTTCTAGGTGGTGACTGAACGATTATGGAGTGATGTCCTTTTTTGACGGAATCATAGATGTTATTAATTGATTCCAATTGATAATCTCTCAACTTGAACATTACTTAATCACTGTTCCTCGATTAGGTTTTAAATGGGCTCCAGGAATTTCTTGATTATCCTTCAACGCTTTGTAGAGTCCTTTCTTGTCAGCAGTAACTTCTGTTTTAGTTTGTTTAAATTCTTCTGGTAAATTATCTAGACTATCTACAATAACTGATGCCTTATAATTTCTAGGCTTTAAAATATGGTTTTCAGTTTGCAACTCTTTGATACCAGCATCATCTAATGCTCGTGTCATGTAGTCTTGCAAGGATCGATTTAAGTTGTTGAGTGATGTTTGCTTTGCTCTTAGATCCTTGAGTTTTTCAGACAACCAATCTAGTTGCATTTTATTTTTCTCAATCCAGTAAGCAATATTATCTAATTTAATTTCTCTAGCATCATTTATTGAATCTAAAGTATCAGCTAGCACTTCTGGATCTAAATCTTCACGTTCTTCTAGGCCTCTGTATGTTTGATTCAATTCAAATAAATTCATTACTTGGTTCCTCCTATTGGTTTTAATAGTTCTTCTAATGCTTCTCTATCATTAGGTTCAAGGTCAAAATAATTGAGCTGATAGAAAGCTCTTATTACTAGAAATTTTTCAACATCACTATCTAGAGATTTCGTGAAATTGAACAATATGTTAAGATTAATGTTGTTAATATTTTTTTGTCGTTCAGTGGTTGCCGCCACTGAATTTTTTGTATCTAGCACCTTTTATCACCTCCTTTCAGATCATCATTTCTTCAATGATCCAAACTTTACCACTACCACATACTGGACAACGTTTAACGTCATCTACATTTTGTATTCCATAAACTTCAAAGACTAACTCACATTCATCACATTGCCAACGTCCACCAGTGTCATACTCTAAACTTGGTTCATCTTCCATTTTGTTTACCTCCTTAATCAAAGAACGTTCCATCTTTAATGGCGTCTACCACGCCGTGCAGAATGTATCCAAATTCTACTGATAAAACAATTAATAAAAAGTAACTCGCATTCGTTAATTCGATCATTATTTTTCATCCTTTCTGAAATAATCTAAGCTAACGTCTAAAGCATCTGCTATTTTGCACATATTTTTAAATGAAGGCTCAACACCGTCTTTATAACTTTGTAAAGTTGTTTGTCCAATTCCTGTTAATTTACTTAATTTATATCTTGTTATATTTTTAGATTTAAGTAATTCTTCTAACTGATCCCACATATCTATTACCCCTATATATAGTGTTATAAAGTTTGATTACTACAATATATTGTAGTAAAATAAGTATTAGCAAATAGATAACCTCCTAAAAATGTTTATTTGCCAATTTTTTTGAAAGAAGGTATATTATGGACTCTAAAAAAGAAGTCACCGTTAGTTTTATTCGTCCTATTGATCCTAAAGATGGTTACAATCCCAAACACTTCGAATACATAGAGAAAAAATTATCTACAGAAATAGAAAATATCAAAAATAGTTCTTATTCTTTCTTATGCAATGGCTTAGTGAGTGATTCAACTGGTGTAGCTAATATCACAAGAACAATTATTAAAAAAATATTTAATGCTGATATTGTAATTGTTGATATTTCTACACTAAATCCCAATGTTATGTTTGAATTAGGATTAAGACTTAGCCTTCCTAAGATGACAATCATTATTAAAGATGATGCAACCGATCTACCTTTTGATATTAAAGATATCTATATTCTTAACTATCCACATTCTTTATCTGTGATTGATTTAGATAAATTTATAGAAGATTTTACAGCTCGTTTTATTAAAACTTGGACGGATTTCAATAACAGTAATGGAGAAGATACGTTTATTCGTTCATTTTATGGTAGTAACCTTATAAGTCCTGAAATTAAAACCCAAAGCTTAAATGAAGCTATTGATAAACTAGGAAATATGATTGATCTTATGCAACATAAATATATTGCTTGGGATCCTAACGATAACTGGGATAGTTACGATTTTGAACATGATGTTTCTGCACCAACTCCACTAGATGATAATTAATAGTTATTTTTTAAGAAATACTACCAATAGTGCTTATTTTATTTTTTATATACCCTCTTTAATTTTTCTTTTTCCATTGCTATTTTATTTTCGAAATTATTAGTAGCCCATTTCCAAATAATTTCATTTTCAGGGTGTGTAACTAAATCCTCATCACGTTTATCTTCTATCTGTTTTAAGACATGCTCTAAATTATCAAGCAATATATAGGTTTTCATTTCTTCTTATCCTTTCTTTTCCATAATCTGTATAAATCAACGCTCCCTGCGTATGCTATGCATAACAGGATCCCATAAATGCACCACATATTACTTCCTCCATGTAAAAATATCCTTTAACCAACTAACCAAAACAAAAATTATTACATAAGCTATACACGCTACAATCACTGCTAGTATTGGTTCCATATTCCACTCCTTTTATATTTTTTCTAACATCTTCTTTTTTTACTTTCTTATTTGCTTTCTAAAAACTTATCTAAATCTTCAGCTCTGAACTGAACAACCCCACCAGCTGTTATTGCAATATTCTGAAGATTTTTGTACCTCTTTCGCCATCTCCAAAACGTTTCTTTTGATACGCCACAGTACTTAGCTGATTCTGTTATGTTTAGCAGCTTATTTTGATTCTCATCTTGTTTGAGCTTTCTAACTACTCTTTCAGCAATACGATCGATATCAGTATCAGAAAGCTTGTGTTCATAAGTAGCTGTTACAATCATTTACGCCACCTCCCTTATTTTTAAATCTGTTTTACTAGGTGGTTAAATACAGCCCTACATGATCAATATTTTTTTGAAAACCTAAGCGAATAACGTCCTGTTACTTCTAAAAAATCATATAATTCTCTATCACTGACAACATAGTTACTTTTGTTATCTTTATCAGTTCATCCATTGTTATTCTTCCTTTCTGGTATAATTTTTATAGTTTTAAGAAAAGAGGTGATAATTATGAGATTAAATCCCGATTGCATCAGAGATATATTACTTGTCGTTGAAGAGAAAAGTTCTTTTTCAAACTTTGTATGGTTTGAAGATTTAAAAAATTCAAATCTTGTTGAAAAATATGACTTTGAAACAATCTTCTATCATATAAGACAAGCGTTTGAAGCAGGCCTCTTATTAGATGTAAAAAGATTTGCTGGCGGCAACTTTTATATCAAAGATCTATCTCCTAAAGGACACGAATTTTTGGCAAATATTCGAAAAGATAATAATTGGTCTAAAACTAAGGAAATAGCTAATAAAGTAGGTTCTTTTTCTCTTAAAACATTGACTACTATTGCCTCTAATGTAGTTACTTCTTCAATTAATCATTATCTAGGCCTTTGATTGAAGATTTTATTTTTAATATCACGTCAGCTATATCGTTGGCGTGTTTTTTAATTTCTATATCTGTAACACCTTTAATTTCTGTATTATCTAAAAATATTTTTTTATCCTTGAATGATATTGTGTTTAAGTTCTGCAATATATTTTTCCTCCTTATTTACCTCAATAAGCCTTCATCTTTTCTAACGTTGATTCACTTGGTTCCCAATTAACTAATGTTTCTGCAATAGCTGTAAAATGTTTCTGCTTGATCAATGTTCTAGCTGGAACTCCTGCAGCTTTTAAAATTGCATTATTTAAATCCCATCTCAACAAAGCAACTTGGTTTTTGTTGTAAATTTGATGCTGACTAAGATATCGATCTAGCTTTTGACCAATCTTCCTAGATAACACTTGATAATCTTTAGATGATATTGGTGTGTTATCTTGAACATCTTTTGTTTCTCGCTTAGCCATTGCTAACTTAACTTGATTCTCTTCTTGTTCTTCAATCCAACGCTTAGCACGCTGAACTGGATCGGTAATCATATATGAATCTTGCTTTTGGATGACGTAAGTTTGTTTAATCCGCTCTTCCATTCGATTGAATGCATCAATATATTTGAGCTTGAACTCCATAGCCTTAGAACCTGTAAAGCCCATTGCTAATAAAGTAAACCCATCTCTATTCATGTAGTACATTGGTTGCTGTTGATTTCTACTATTCAAATAGCTATCTTCAACAAACATTTTCTTCACTGCTGAATTTTCAGCCGTGAGATTTTTGATTGATTGCATCACATTCTTATGTTCTTTTTCAAAAATTTCAGCTACTTTTGAACTTGTTGTAACAACTTGCTTATCATGCATGATAACTAATTCATCCATTTATTAATCCACCTTTCCAATTTTTAAAATCTTGCTGATTAACTCAACTTTTTCAGTTGCTTTTCTATTTCCGTGTAATATGTCTGATAAATATGATGGTGATATTCCAAGTTGTTCAGCTAACCACTTGTTAGTTTTGCCTAATTTTTTCAATGCAATTACAACTTCTATTTCAAATACTGATCTACTCATTTTCTGGCCTCCTTTTTTGCTTAAAATGCGAATTTTTTCGCTTTTTATATTGACTTTATTTACCCTAAAAGATACAATAAAACCGTAGGAAATAAGCGTTACTATGGTAATAGAAACGTTTATATTTATGTTGTTGTGCTATTTATTCGCTAATTCCTTAGCACATTTATATATTATACCCTAAAAGGTGTAATGTCAACATAAATTACCCTAAAAGATAAAAAAAGAAGGTGTAATTTTATGGACATCTATGAGAGAGTTCAATATTTAGCAAAAAATCAAGGCCTTTCTGTTAGAGAACTTGGTAATAAGTTAAACATTGGTCCTACAACATTATATAAGTGGAAAAATCAGACTCCTAAATCTGATATTCTTATTAAAGTAGCTGATTTTTTTGGAGTATCCACTGACTACCTATTAGGTCGTTCTAATGATAAGTACGACTTATCTCCAGAAGAGAAAATTGACATAGGTATTGAAGCTGAAAAAATGATGAAAGGATTGAATGATGAAGGGTCTATAAACTTTTATGGGGAACCTATGAGCGAAGAAGATAAAGAAGCTACTTTATCAGCTCTGAATTTATTAATGACCATCAATAGAAAGAAAGCTAAAAAGAAGAAAGATATGAATTAGGCGGTGATTACGTGACACTGAAAAATGACGTCAATTCATTAATTGAACTATACGGTACTTGTGACCCAGAGCAGATATTAAAAGAGCTAGGTGTATCTGTCTGTAACACAGACTTACTACCACCTTCCACCCTAGCAATGAAAGTTACAAATGACGGAGAAACAACGATAGGTATTCTGTATTCATTACCAGAATACACGAGAAAATTTGTTTTAGCTCACGAGCTAGGACATGTTGTAGAACACGCTAATAATTCTACAACCTTTTACAGAGCTTTTATGTCTGGATACGATATACCAAAAATTGAAGCAGAAGCAAATAGGTTTGCATTTCACTTATTATTGAGCAATTTAGATATAAACGAATCGTTCAATAAATATGATTTTGTTAAATCTTATGGTTTACCAGAAGAATTAGCTAGGTTCGTGACTATATAAAATTAAAGGAGTTACATGTTTAATGGACACAGAATTAGAAGTAGTTAATTTAAAGAGTGGCAACAATATTGTATTTAAAGAAATCAAAGATAAATTTAGTAATAACTTAGAAATAATATATGGTATTGGTGTATCCTTATATGCTAATCACGTTATTACTGAAAAATCAAATAGTTGGGAATTTAGTTCTTTCTGCACCGATCCAGTTAAACTATTTAATTTGTCTGATATTATCGACAAACGCCCTGCTAATCCTAGTGAAGTCACTATATTTAATAAACTATTCGACAATAAAAAACTAGATAAAGCTGACAAAGAATATCTAAAAAACAATTATGGAAAGGAAATCTAATTATGGAAAATTTTGTCGCAATAGATTTTGAAACTGCTAATGAAAATACATATTCACCTTGTTCAGTTGGCATTGCTAAGTTTGAAAATGGTAAATTAGTAGATACTTTTTATAGTCTCATTAATCCAGAACAAGAATTTAGTCCTATGAATATTTTTGTTCATGGAATACATCCCGAAGATGTAGAAAGCGCTCCTACATACAAAGAAATTTATCCTAAAATACAAAGCTACATTTCTAATAATTTGATAGTGTCCCACTCTGCATTTGATAGAAATGTTCTAACAAAATCTTCAAGCTATTATGATGTTGATTTTATAAATGTTGAGTTTATTGATACTCTAACTTTATCTAGAAGATTATTACCAGGTGTGCATCATGGATTATCTCAGATGATTCGACATTACAAAATTGAAAACATAACTGAGTTTCATAATGCTTTAGAAGATGCTAAAGCTTGTGGGTTACTAGCAATTGCCATGTTAGAAGCTTCCGATTATTCAACCATATTTGAATTGGTTAATAACGCAGGATATAAATCATTTGGAAAAATTACACCAGCTGAATATATTCCTTTTACCCTATCTAGAAACGGTTCTGCACCCATTAAATTTCTAAATGCAGATGATATATTATCAAGGAAAAATCTACATAAAATTAATATTAATGAGACACGTATAAAAGATAAAAATATTGCATTTACTGGCAAACTACAAAGCATGACAAGAAGTGAAGCTGAAGTTATTGTTTCTGATCTAGGTGGTAATTTTCAAAAGACGGTTACCCTAAGTACTAATATTTTGGTAGTTGGTTTAGAAGATCCTAGAGTGGTTGGTCCTGATGGTAAATCTAATAAAATAAAAAAAGCAGAACATATTAATTCTAAAACAAACAACATTGAAGTGATCGATGAAAAAGAATTTATTCAAATGATATCACGATAAAAATTTAAAGGAGTTATATTAATTTTAGCTACAGTATACAGCATTATAGATCATGAATAAATAACAAAAAGTCGTACATCCAACTCATGTACGACTACAAAATGAATATATTAAATTTTAAAAGTAAAGGAGAGTTTTTAATTGGCAGATAAAAATAATAGTAAACCTACTCATATTTTCAGCGGTAACAAAGGAATAACCCCAGAGAAAAATGCATCGGCTAGCCCTATTAAACCAACTAAAAAATAATTTAATCTGGAGTTATACGTTTAACAAATATTTTAATTTTCTTTTCAAAATCAACTATTATCCTTGAATTTGTATTGTCAGATATGATTTGATCTCTTACATTTTCATACGTTACATTCATTGTATCCGAAAATGGTATTAATGCTAAGTCAAAATAATTATTATCTGCAGCTTGTTGATAATCTAACCAACCACACGTAATTAGGTTATTCTCAAAATCAAAAATATATACAGCTTGATACTTATTGGTATTAAATACATAATCCCTAGTCTCCCTATTATCGGTGTAACTTTGTCCTGAAGTATTCCTGATTTTATTGATTAGAGAGTTTATCAATTCAATCAACGGTTTAATAATCCAAATCGTACCAGCAACGTCAAACAATAGTACAAGCACTATTGATAAAGACATTTCACAATTTAATACGGTTGTTAGGATCCAGTATAAACCAACATTAACACCTGTAAATATCATTATTTTTTGTTTTTTATCAGTTTCCTTATTTGGTGTATCAACTATTACATTGAGTTTTTCAAGAATATTATAATTAATATAACCAAAACAACCAGAAGTTATTAAAATTGTTATGATTGCATATATTAATTTGTATACTTCATCATTCATAACTAGCACCTCTTTTTAAATTAAATATATTATATAACATATTTAATGTGCATCGCGCTATAACAAACTTTTAACGCTTAGTCCTACAGAATATAAAAAAGGTATTCACCTACCTTCCACGTCCATTTTACCACATTAAAAATGTGGCTTTATGGTCGTGAAAGGTGGTGAATACCATGGAAAATATCATTTTGATTTTAATTCTACTATATTTACTAAAGTCTGACAAGGACTAAGCGTTAAGGGGGGGCGCCGTCCCTCTGCGTGCGACGGCGCCCAGTACAAAATTTATCGTTGAAAGGACGTGATTTGATTGAAAGAATTTAAACTTGTAGACTCTGATTATTCAGACAAATTTATTACTTCACTACATGATTACTATTTAAAAAGAATTACTTTTTATGAAACAAAAAACAAGGACTTATCTAAATTTTCATGGACTGAAAATAAACATGTTAGTTTGTACGTTATAAAATCCTATAATGATACTTTTTCTTACAATGAAGTTAATAATATATTCACTAGTGATTATTATTTATTTTTTGCTACAGTTAATGAAACTAAAAATCAATTATTCTATATTGATTTATATGATGAAACTAATAATTACACTTATGCTAAATTGTATTCTGCACCACAGTGTTTATCTTGGATTATGTCAGAAAAACACATCCATGTAGATGCTAACAAGGTAATTCATTCTAGTATTTTATCTAAATTTGGTAGATTTTATGATGACGCTAATATAGATAGTTTTACTTCTTATTTATCTAAACAGTGGGTAGACAAAGAATATGAGAGTACACTAAAAAATCTATCTGAACCAACAGTTATTACAAGTTTTCCTGAAACAAATAAACAATTTTTCATAGATAGATATCATTTTGATAAGATGCTTAATACTATAAATAGTAGTCAATTTACAGATGAATTTAATCAATGTTTGTACGCTTATGAACATGAAAAATGGTTTTTATGTGCAGCTGGTTTAGGTAGTTGTCTAGAACATTTGATGTTTCTTGTTTTAAAAAATTATAATGATAAAGGTTACAAAACATTAAAAGGGCTACCGAAAAATCCAACAGCCCATAACTACATTATACAATTCAGACAACCACCTATATCGATTTCATCACGACAAGAAACATTTTTTAATATCTTATTTATGGTTAGAAATGCAGTAGATCACCATAATACAGGCAAAACACAAAAAGAATTATGTGATTTGCTATTAGATGGTATTTCAGATTTATATAACGATTATTATAGTTCTAGTATCCTAGTTGAAAAAAATACAGATAATGACTAGTGTCTATTCCAAATTTTTTGAATAACGTTAGCGCGCTTGGCATCATCAGGATAATCATTATCATAATAATTTCCATTATCATCACATGCTAAATAATCTAGTCTATCCCACTCATTATCTAGCAAGTCAGATAGAATTTGATATTCTTCTTCTGTTAAATAAAGTGTAATCATATTACCACCTGCTTTTTGCCTTTATTATACAATAATTCACTAGATTTTGTATAATAAAGATGGAATCTCATCTGATGGAGGTGGCGAAAATATGAATAAAAAATTTGTAACTCATGATGAATTAAAAATTTCACAACTAGAAACTCAAAATAAGTTAATTCAATTAGATAATAAGATTGACACTAAATTTAGTGAACTGAGTAGTAAAATTGATAGCAAATTTAATATATTAGATAACAAAATTGATAATCTTGAAAAAAATATCCCCATAATAATTGAAAATGCTCTGTATAAAGAAAGAGAATACCAATAAAACCAACAAAAAGAAAATAGACGATTTTTCTGGGGAACAATTATCATTGGTGGTATTTCTGCTGTAGCTGCAATTATCAGCGCCATAGTTTCTTTTCATTAGTGTTTTAAACCCGTCGAATTCGACGGGTTTTACTAGAATCAAAAAAGAACATACATTCATTTTGACCAATACACTGAAGTCATTAAAAGCTGTGTGTTGCTAACATCTTCTTTTTACTTTCAATTTAATTTTGGAGGTAAATATTATGGCAACATTTAGAAAATACAAAACAAAGAAAGGTATGTTGTGGCGTTATCAAATTTTAGTTGGTACTGATACAGTAACTGGTAAACGTAAGTATAAAACTAAAGGTGGTTTCTACACAAAGAAAGAGGCCAAATTAGCAGCTGATGAAGTAGAGAAAAAAATAAATAATCCTAACTTTCTAGACAACGAGAATATAACTTTTGGCGAAGTGTATGAACGTTGGATAGCCAACTATAAATTAACTGTTAAAGAGTCCTCTTTTTATACTGTTGAACTACAGTATAAATCTAAGATACTTCCTATTTTGGGCAATAAAAAAATTAACCAAATCACAACAATTGAATGTCAAGACTTGATTAATCACTGGTACTCCATTCCATTAAAGAACTATAAAGCTATATTCAATTTAATAACTAGAATTTTCAAATATGCTAAACAGTTAAAAATAGTAACAGATGATCCCACGTCATCAGTTATTATTCCTAAAGCTAGTAGACAATTTAGTAACTTAGAACATTCTAGAAATTATTATACCAGAGATGAACTAAAAACGTTCCTTGAATATGCTGAGAAACATGAAAAATACAAAATCTACGTATTTTTTAGATTATTGGCATTTTCTGGCATTCGCAAAAGTGAAGCTTTAGCTTTAACGTGGAATGATATTGATTTTAAAAAGGCACAAATTACAATCAACAAAACTATAATACTGGTATCTAAAGTTAAAGTTACAACCCCAAAAACAAAAAGTAGTAATAGAACTGTTTTTATTGATAAAAAGACATTATCAATTTTGAGTGAATGGAGACTGAGGCAAAAGAAAGAACTACTACAAAAAGGGTTCAATGCTTTATCTCCTAATCAGCTTATTTTTCCTGACAAAAATAACCACTACATTATTCCTACCACAATTAGTAAGATGATGAATAGAGTTTCAGAAGGTAGTAATTTACACCATGTAACTGTTCATGGTTTAAGACATACTTATGCGACTTTAGCTGCACAAGGTGGTATGTCAATTAAGCAACTTCAAGCCCAATTAGGACATTCTAAAGTTGAAATTACGTTAGATGTTTACACTTCAATTACTGATGAGCAACGCAAAGATACTGCCAGTCAATATACTTCCTTTGTTAATTTCTGACTAAAAATGTGCATACTTGATGCATACTTTTTTGATATTTTGAGAAATATATAATCATATTTAAACATTCCAAATATCTCAAAAATATTATTAAATCAACGGTTATGGAATGTTGTGAAATGTTGTGAAATACCATTTCAAAAACAACTTAATTTATAATCTTTTTTCATGAAAAAAGCAGCAAGACGAACTTGCTGCTTTTTATTATGGTTATCTTCTTTTTTCAAACTTAGATAGTTGTCCTCTAAATTCAGCACGATATTTTCTAACAT